CTGGAACTATTTCATCACCATAAATTTCTTGAAATTTATTCCAAGAACCAATTATTTCATCGGGTTTATTAAATTGACCCTTTGTTGTACGAGCTAATACATGAGATACCCCTAACAGTGGTACACTTGCTTGTACATTCCTATTTTCAAAATTGAAATTAATACTTGGAGTGTTAGGCATAATTTTATTGTTTTTGATAAGTGTTATATTTTGTTACAATGATTATTCTTTTTCAGGAACTTCCAACAATGTATAACCATAATTTTCTAGTAATACATCTATTGTAGTTATGGGTACAAAATCAACTTCACCAGGAATTTCTTCTAGAATACAATCCATTACTTGAAATTGGTAAATTTTTTCCAACAACCCCATATCTAAATTTGGTATATCAAAGAAATTTACCAATTCAATAAATATATTTCCTGTAAATAAAAAACTATCTTCTGTATATGGTTTTATATACCCTCTTTGTGGAATTGCATAAAACATTATTTGATGTAATAATCTCAAATCTTCCTGAGTTCCTGCTACTAAATGAATATCAATATACTGATCAATGGTTTCATATGGGTATTCAGTTGCTGTAAAACCAATACCTTCTTCTTTGGTTATTAATTCTCTTGGTAGCCCAATAGAACCAGGATAAAAACCTCTAGCATTAACTACTATTCTTGGTGTTTCTTTTTTATCTTTTGATTGATTATTACCTGTACCAAATACTTGAACAAATTTTTTTAGTTTAGATATGGCTTCCTTGAATTTCTTTGAATTTTCTGCATTTATAGGAAGAAAATCTTCTGGATTTACTGAATAACCAAGTTTAACAGCAACTCCTAATAAGGCAGAATATATTGACCTTTCTATAATTTCTTGTGAATTTACCATTTTACTTGATTAGCTTTTATTCCAAAATCTTTTAATAATTGACTCCTTATACCTTTAATTATTTCTTTTCTTAAACCTTCTCTACCTCCTACTGATTTAAATGAGGGTGCCCATAAAGGTCTAGCAGGAATATTACCACTATTTTTTCCACCTCCTTTACCACCAGTACCAAACTCTAAAATCTCGGCTAATTCATTTAAAGTTATACCTCCTTGTGAAGATCTTTTTTGTGATATTGGCAAACCAATTATAGTTCTTGATTTATATTTATGTATACCAACTGCTCTATAATATAAACCAGTTAAATAATATAATGGGTGTTCACCATATCTTTGTTTGGTAAAATAAGACATTTCTTCCCATCTTATACCTGATCCCTTAGGAGGAGTACCAGTTCTTATGGAATTTTGTATTATTCTTAATAATCTATTAGCAAATATTCTAGTGGAATAATCATAACCTTTTTGTATTGAAGGTCCAAGTTTATCTGTTAATGCAGTTACCTTCTCCCATTTACCAAATAACTTTACTTGTAATTGTAATTGATTGGGAGAAGGTAAAGTTACATTAACTTTTTTGGACATAATTATGAATTTACTATACCTGGTTGTTTAAAATAATAACCCATATTACAAATGGCTATTTTATTTGTACCATCAGTTACAAATTTAAAACATAATATAGCATAAGTATCAGTATTAGTAGTTGGTGGTATAAATTCACTACCAACCATATTACTTGAATTCATTACATTTATAGGTGAAGTATATTTTATATTTACACCATAATTATCAACATCTATAGGATAAATTAATATTAATTCATCATTTTTTGTTGACAATGAATCAACATCTATTATAAATGTAACATTTGATAATGTTGTTGGTGCCCCAAGATACTCAACTATAGTATTAGGACTAACTTCTATATTAGTAGGAGTATTTACACTTTCTTTTCTTATATACTTTTTCAAAGCATTCTGATAGTTTCCTTCTATTTGTGAAATATCATTTTCAATATTTTCAATACTAGAATTAATACTACCAATACTAGAATTAGTTTGGGTAATAAAACTATTTAAAGTTTTATTTTGAACATAAGAACCTATCTGGTTTAATTCTATTCTTTCTTTTGAACTAACTTGGAATGATTCTTGTCCAGATATTTGTTCATCTTTTCTTTTTGTTAAAGATGTTATATCTACAAATGTTGTTGCCATTTTTTAATTATCATTTAAAGATTTGAATTTAAACCTTAACCAAGCAGTAAAATATCCAGCTAATAATGAAGCTATTGCCCATATACCTAATAATACTGATTCCCATATGGGTAAATATTTCCATAAAAAAGCCAGTATTACAAATAATGCACCAAAATAGGCTATTAAAGTTATACCTATAATATTATTTACATTTTTCATTTTTGTACTTATTTAGAACTATACTCTGCAGCATTAACCAAATAAATATAATCACCATATACATTTGGTGTATCAGTAGAACAAATTGCCTGAATACATACTACTACCAAACTACCTGAAGTGGGATTGAAACTTTTAGCTGATTCATGATATAATATTTGACCACCTTGGCTATCTACTACCGTTAAAGTCCTAATATTACTTTGAAATATTGCTATTGCAACAGAATTATTATCAGCAAAAGTACTACCATCCAAATTTAGTACAAAACTACTAGTATTAGTTTTTGCAAAATACAAAACATCTCCACCATTTACATTAGAACCAGAATTATTAGCATCTACATACATAAAATTACTGTTTCTTAAAAATGCATTGGTATTGATAAAATAATTTTTAATGTAATCTCTTATATGAGCTATTGTGGTATATTCTAATTCTGATACCTGTAATTTTTCATTACCAGATAGAACATTTTTATCGTTTAATGAATTTATATCTACAAATTCTGCCATAGGTTTATTTTTTAATATGTTATTGTTATTCTATTAAGAATGATGCTATTATTCCACCAGTATAGTAAGCTCTCTTATTATTATAAAGACCAACTCTAACATTTAAATAAGCTAATTGAGTGGTATTTATAGAATATACCTCTTCTCTATAATGAATTTCTATTGAGCCATTTCTTGAATTATCTTCTAGATTTTCATACCATTTAAATGAAGCACTGTTTCCACTTAAATCAGCAATCTTATATAGTCCATTACTACTTGATATAGCATCCCAAGTAACAGGATATACATTGGTATCTTCAATTGGTGCTAAAGATGTAACTTCACCAGAAGTATAACTATATGAAGCATATGCAACAGCTATAATAGTTGTATCACCATCTGCTGGCATTTCACTAAGAGTACCATCTAATGGGAATAGACTAGTTCTTATTTCCAAAGAATTTAATGATTGTACATTAGCTTGTTGTTTAAAAGTTATATCTGCTGAACCATAGGTAGTAGTAGCTCTTATAGTTACTGATCTTTCTAATGTAACTGTAGTACCTGTATTAGCTGCTTGAACTATAGTATTACCTTTAACTTCTGATGGTAAAAATGATATCCAATCAGAACCTGAACTTACTGGTTCATAAACTGGATTATCTACTTTTCTTGAACTTGAATATTTACCATTAATAAAAATATCCACATAAGTACTTATTTCAACAGTACCTCCTGAAGCATTAAATTCAGTAAATTCACTTGGATTGATAGTTAAAATATATACTTCATATGAATATGAAGCTTCTAGTTGGGTTATATCCAATATAGCTTGTGATTGTTCACCTATGGTTAAACCAGGAGCTGTAGTTCTAAAAACCAAAGTTTTAGTTCTACTTTGTTCATTTAAATTAGCATCTGAACCAAGGTATACTACTTGACTAGAAGTATCAGGTTTTATATAAGCATATATATTATTATTTGTACCATCTTCCCAAGGAATACTTATTTTAGTATAGCCTTCAAGATTAATATCAGCCATTTCTGAATTCAGTATTACCTTGTTTTTATCCATAGAAATTTGGTTTTAAATAGAATTTCCAGCTTTAACATTATTATATATAGAAGTAGTATCTATAAAAGTAGCAACTACTAAATTATTTACTTGCTGAGTAATATGTAAATATACTGAAGCTTGAGTATTTTGTGTTTCATCATCAGTAGCACCTTTAAAAATTAATGTTTTAGTTCTTACTA